TTACAAATAAGTGATCAGTTAAGACACGAGCGCCCTCACGTGAAATTTGGTCGCGTGTTTTAAACATACGAGCCTCTCCAAGTGTTTGTATAAATTCTAATTCTTTACTCATTCTCTTTCCTCTAACAATTTATTCATTTTAAAAATTCTATTACTTGTGTATGTTGAGAAATAATTAGGTATAAACATATGCACTATTAGTGCCAATACCATTAATTGCAATGCTAACATAAACTTAAACGCGAAAACAAAATGTTCGCTCCATGTCATATCAACATCTGCCAAATGGCTGCTACTTCTCACTATACTACTCCCTTTATATTATTTATCGTTGCTGTGCCATATTGGCTGCAGTAAAACCAGCACGATTAACTAATTTAACATCTTTATCAATTACATATCCTTCGCCACCACGCTGTCCGCCTGTTGATGCTTCTATATCTGCTTTTTGTGAATCTAATTTATTAATAACTTGATTTTTTATTAATTTAATACTTTTAATAAACCCAAACAATGCATTAAATCCATCTTTATTATCTGTAACCCATTGTGCAAGTCGTTGTTTCTTTGGATCACTTAACTTTGCAGTATCAATCCAATCTATAAAGTTATTACCTAGGTTAGATAAATTTCCAGTTTTTACACTATTATTAATATACGTGTACAAAATATCTGTAAAGTTCTTCATTTTTAATTCTTCAGGCACATTTAATAAATCATCTATTGATTTTGAGTGTTTATTTAAAAACTTTTCCAAATCGTCTACTGCTGGAATATCAACGCCTGGAGACTGTGTCATTGTTACTGGTGGCATAATCATAGTGTTACCGCTTTGAAATCTGCTCATATCAACGTTATTTTTGTTTCCATCTAAATCTATAGCCATATGAATTACTATACCAACGTCACTATCTGCAATTTTTTTACCAATATCACTTTGTGCATCAACTGAATATAAAGTTGTGTTAGGCTTAAACGTTAGTCTTCCTTTGTCTAATTGAGGAGTGGTGAACCAAAGCAAATCGCCATGTACATACCCTCTAAAGTCTGCAGGTACATTACTTTCTACTTTAGACCAAATTGCTTTCATCTTGCCAATAAAGTCTCCGTACCCTTGTGGATTCTTTTCATACCCTGGACGATTTTTCAACATACCCTCTAATCCGTCTGCTGACTTTACTTTACCATCATATCCCTTTGCGCCGAAGCCACTTTTGTCAGTAAGTATAAATTCACCTTCTTCATTACGGCCAAATATGACTGCTGGTGAACCATCCCACTTAATTGTTATAGTACTTGGATTGGACTCTATTTGACGTAGTTTTGCAATCGCCTTTTTGGCGCCTGAACTTCCAACATTGCCAACCTCATCAAGTCCCAGAATAAGGTCCTCTAAATGCTGAATTCTAGCACCTTCTTTTAATTTTTTTATGTCTATTTTATGTAAGCCTGAATGTTGCGTAATACGAGAAAGTCGATTATTACGATTTTTACGCTTCTTTAAGCCGGCTAAGATATCTTTTATCTTCATTTATCATCTCTCACCTTTTTAATACCACGAACAAATCTGTCACTATCACGATTTTTTATGCTTAATAATAATCTTTTTTGCAAATCAGCAGCGGTGGCCTCATCAAATGAAGTTTCAATCATTTCTAAAAGATTAATAATACTATTAAGAGCATTAATTCCTCTACTTTCCAATAATTGCGTTTTATCTTTTACTGGAGATATTAAATTAATTTCTTCCAATAAACTACGAGTTCTCTTTTTCATTATGATTTCTCCCAAGGTTACCTTATATGTATGTATTTAGTATAAATTGCTACAAAATTACTCAATCTTGCTTTTTGAGAATACTACGAAAACGATCAGTTTGTTCAACTGCTGATTTTTCAGGTGGCACATCTAAACTATTTTGTGATTTTAATTGTGTTTTCTTTTTTAATTTATCATAAATTTGTGAAGGTTGGTGCATTGTAGTACCTTTTTCATCTTTATCTAAATCCGTAATACGCAATCCTTTAATATCAAACTTTAAATCAACTTTTTGTCCTAAACCAGCACTACTGCGTGTTTTCATGAACTGTATTTGATATCTTCCACGCTCACGCATTGCCTGACTTGTAAATATTCCAATTACATTGTCAGCAGTATGAACTTTACTTATACCGCCAGCCATATGACTATGATCAAATTCAACTTCTTCAACTGCAGATCTATTTAATTGCGATGCCGTTGCAAACAAATACATATTTTCTGTTGCGAAATTACGTAATTCTTCTGACACAAACTTATCTTTAATAAACAAATCACTTGCACTTACTTTTGTTTGTGCCGGACTCATTAAGTCTAAATAATCAAGTAATACTGCATCGACTTTAATATTAGTTTGCACTTCATATTCTTTAATATAACTGGTTATATCATTTACTGTAATACCATTAGGCATTTGTATAAGTTGCAATGATCCTGCGTTTTTTCCTGACATTTTAACTTTTAAATGAGTATCATCTTTTTGTGCAAACACTTCTTTTGTTGAATAGCCTGTAAGCATACTATCAAGTCGCATTGCAGATAGTTCTTCACTTAATTCCAATGTAATATAAACTACATTATGCCCCAGCAAACTCCAATTTAATGCTAAATTCTGTAAAAATAAACTTTTACCTCCACCAGAACTTGCGGCAAATATATTTAATTCACCTCTATTAAATCCTCCATATAATGGAAAATCGATTGTTGCCCAGCCTGTACTTACTGCACCACGCGAATCTCTAACTCGTTGTATACGCTCTCCAGGATTATCCCAATAATCAGTACCCATGTGCTTTGCCAATCCAAGTTGTACGGCATCTTTAACTAATTTTTCAACCGCGCCAAATTCTCCTTTTTCAAGTAAGTCTGTACTTTTTAATATTGCACCTTCTAATGCTTTTTGTTTACAAAATTGCTCAAACTCGTCAATAAACCAATCAATATGTCGTTCATTTACTTTATCACCAACACCTACTAACTTTACTCCTGTTACTGCGTCTATTTGCTGTGTTGTTGGTAATGCTCCATGCTTGGCTGCGTGTTCTTGTATGAAATCAACTGTTTTACGTAAACCTCGATCAAAATATTGGCTGTCTAATATACCATTGACTCGCACAAACAAATCTTTGTCTTGGGCTATAAACTCAACAAACAATGTTTGCAGTTCTAAATTATATTCTTTTACTTCTGTATTATCTCTCATTTACAATATTTCCTACTCATTACTTTAATTTTTGTTGGATTACGTACTGCACTTTCTAAAATACTTTTTACAGTAAATAATCTACCATACTTCATTTGAGCATCTGCGGCATCTTTACAGCCATCCCATTCTGGAAATGCAACTTCCCAACCTCGCTCAACTGCTGTTTTTATCATATCCATGCCGGCCTTGTCTGCGTCTGCTAACAACACAACACGCTTTTTTAAACTATCAATAATATTTGCTTGATCATCATTTATATTATTACTTCCTATTGAGCATCCGTCTGTTACCATTGCATCTAATTGCCCTTCGCTAACAATCACTGTTTCTTTATCTGCAGTTTGCTTGTCTAATCCAAACACAAAATTCTTAGGTGGTTGCTTATTATAATATTTAGGCATATCTTTAGGTGGTTCACCAACCCATCTGCCCGTGTATCCAACTGGCACGCCTTTATATGTACTTACTATTATAAATCGTTTATTCATACGAGCCGGGTGCTTTGAATCTGTAATCATAAATCTATCATCAGCAACATCAAACCCACGAGTTGTCAAATAGTCTGCTGCCTTAGTCCATTCATCTGCTGGCTTATTTACTTCCATAAACGGAGTTGAACCTTCAGGCAATTCCATTCTTTCCCAATCAATTACTACAGGTTCCTTTCTTTTTGCTTTACGAGATAGTATCTTTGCTAAGTCATCTTCTTGCATTAATTCCAATTGTAGGCGCTGTACATCACTCTCATGTGCGCCAAACTGTAACATTAACTTTTTTAATTTGTAACTTATGCGTTTACCAGGACTCCACCCAGTTGCATAACTGCAATTAAAACAATGATATTGCACTTTTTCATCTTCAAACTTAAATCCGCCTCGTCCTT